GTTTGTCGCCCCGTACACCGATGATCAATTTGTCGAGTGTTACGTGGGCCGCAAGAAGGCCATTTATGGTGCAGCCCGCGACAGTTTGCGGGCGAGCCCTGTTGAGCGCAAGGACGCGTACCTCAAAACCTTTGTGAAGGCAGAGAAACTCAACTTGACCGCGAAACCGGATCCCGATCCTCGGGTGATTCAACCGAGGACTCCGCGGTACAACTTGAGTATAGGACGATACATCAAAGCGTGCGAGCACATGATTTACAAGGCGATAGACAAAGCCTGGGGGCACCGTACCGTTATGAAGGGGCTCAATGCTGACAAGCGTGGACGCGCCATTGCTAGCATCTGGGCGTCGTTTGACGACCCGGCTGCTGTTGGCGCGGACGCGTCGCGGTTTGATCAGCATGTGTCCAAGGCGCTTTTGGAGATTGAGCATAGTGTTTATAATTCAATCTTTCGTGACCCTGAGTTGAAGCGGCTGCTTAAATGGCAGCTACTGAACAAGGGATTTGTGTATGCGCAGGATGGCAAAATCAAGTATCAGGTTGAGGGCAGTCGTATGTCGGGGGATATGAACACATCCCTTGGCAATGTCCTCTTAATGTGCTTGATGATGCGTGCCTACGCAAACACGAAGAATTTCCGGATTGCGCTGATTAATGACGGTGATGACTGTGTGCTGCTTTGTGAACGGAAGCATGTTGGCGATCTTGCTGACATGGGTACCTGGTTCCAGCAGCTTGGCATGGTCATGGTGGCTGAAGAGCCTGTTTTCGAGCTTGAGCAGCTCGAGTTCTGCCAGTCGCGACCAATCGAAATCACAGACGGGGTGTATCGAATGGTTCGTGACCCACGGGTGGTGCTCAGCAAAGATTTGATCACTATAAAGCCAGTTCAAGGCGAGGCGGATTATATGTTTTACCGCCGCGCCATTGGCCAATGTGGGTTATCTCTAGCTGGGGACGTCCCCGTGATGTGGCAGTTTTATCAGGCTATGATGAGGGGTACTACTGAGAGGCATTCCGCCAAGAGCAATGGGCGTAAACGCGTCTTTGAGCTCGAGACGGGAATGCAGTACCTCGCCCTTGGTATGAACGAGAAGTGCAGTGAGCCCACTACTGCTGCTCGTGTGTCTTTTGCGAAGGCCTTCGGCATTATGCCAGATTTACAGTTGGCCCTTGAACGGGAGTACTCAAGATTAGACCCAACTTGGGAAGTCCCGGTTCATGTGTTCGGGTTTGGCAACCTAATTGCCGATCGGCTGTAGGCAGCAGCCGGTGACTGAGAGGCACCAGTCCCGAGGCGTCGGCAAACGCAGGGCGTCCGGAGGGCTCCTCGCTGTGCTCACTATGTCCTTGACGCCACATGCGGTAAATGTTAAGTCGGCCGTATGTGACCGAGACCAATGGTGTGAGCAGCGTGCCAGGAGTGACCAAATTGGTTCCATGGCCAGTGGGTAAAATTTTCCAAGCTAACCAAAATGCCAAGAGACTGCACGGCTCTGCCACAAATAGTGTGGTCCCTCCGGATGAACAGTCCCGTCCCATGGTGCGGCATGCCCTACAACCATGCAACGAAACAATTCAAAGCGAAATGCGGTTGTTGCCACCACGCGCCAGGCGCGCGTGGAGCAACCGCGGCAGCGTATGCTGCCGAATGGCAACATTCTTGTGTCACATTGCGAGTTCATCTCTGATGTGGCGGCGGCTAGCGCCTCCGGCGTGTTTCAAGCCGCCTCCTTCCCGGTTAATCCCGGGATGTTCACCTTCCCGTGGCTTTCAGGCATTGCCCCTAGCTACGAGTCGTATCGGTTCCGTAAGCTCAGGTTCCGGTACGAGACCACCTCGGCTACGTCGACGGTAGGCACGGTGATGCTCGTCGTTGATTACGATGCAGCGGACTCTGTGCCGGCGTCGAAGGCTGAGCTGATGTCCAACTTCCACGCGGTGCGGACTGCCCCTTGGGCCCCAGTTGAGTTTGTTTGCGATCAGCGCAACCTCGACAAGTTTGGTGGCCAGGGCCGGTACGTGCGCGTTGGAGCTGTGGCAGGCACCGACATCAAGACCTACGATGTCGGCAATCTTGTGATCGCGACTAGTGATTTTGCTGCCGCGGTCATGCCCGGGGAGCTTTATGTCGAGTACGAGGTTGAGTTGATGACCCCGCAGTCGGCGCTTAGCTCCCTGTCAGCGCGTAGCGGTCGTGTTGTCGGTAACATATCCGTCACTGATCTGAGTCCATTTGGCTCAGACCCGATTATTTCTGGATCGGCTATTGTGTCAGCAGTGTCGGGTCCCACTGACACCTTCACGATTGGGCCCTCTGGTGAGTATTTGCTCACCTGGGAGCTGGTCGGTACGACCCTCACTCGGCCGGTGGTTACACCACCATCCGGCGTCACTGTGACCGCGCTTAGTACGGCTGTCGGTACTACGCGCGAGACCTTCCAGTGGATCTTGAGAGTCGTTTCGCCCAACGCGGTGATCGCCGTGAACACTTCAGCGGCAGGAAGTGTAACTGCATCTGACATGCGCATTGCGCCTTACTCGTTCGCACTCGGCTGAGTGCCGCACGCGTTCGCGCAGTTGGTGCGCTACAAGCACCCGGCTGGGGGAAGGTCCCGCCAGCAGTATTCCACTAATAGAGCAGCCTTATCTGCTCGGGGCGGGGGGAATACATACCAACCG